GCCACCCGAAATCTCTCCAAACACTAATTGGGTAGGAAGTGCTACGTACAGGGATACTGTAGCTTTTGTCCGTAAATATGTTTGGCAAGAAGCACAGAAAGTAGGGAAGAACAAATTTGTTTTTTACATGACATCCGAAGGATATACATTTGTGCAAATGAAATTCTGGTCTGATGTATTTGAATCTATAGCTATAACTTACTTAAACGGATGTCAAACAATAGAATTTGATAGAGGAATGCATTTCACCCAAATTTGGGGTTGTGCTCCGCATACTATTAATATGCAGTATATGACCAAAATTCATAAAACGTATGAATTAATGCAAGGCATGGCTATTATTAATACTAATAATTTCGAAACATTGGCTGCCGCTGAATATCAATATGGATCAGACGAAGAACAAGCATCCATACGAGATTTAAACTCAAGTCCAAAAGTTAAGCCATATAAATTTTTATGCTATAACAACCATCCTAAATTAAATCGTGCATACAATGTAGGACAATTAGTTAGAAGAAATTTACATAACTCAGGATTGATATCACTCAACTTAGGTCATGATCAACCTAAAGAATTCCGAGACGCGGTGTTTGAGAATCAAATAGAACAATTTGCTGACAAGAACAACGGAGAAACATTAGCATATTTTCCAAAGACTGGTACAGATGTTTTTCAAGCATTAGTGAATAACAAAGAAACAGTGCAATCATTTAAGCCTTTAGGTCGACCTAGGTGGGATTCAACAAATGATCAGAAATATGATTCTTACATGGCTCTAGGAGAAGATACAAAAAAACACTGTGAACAATGTTACTTTGCTATTGTTACTGAAACAAAATATTTACAAGATCGGACTACTACGTCTGAACATCATACGGTTCCCATAACACCTGATACTCTTTATTTAGATTGTATCACATTTACTGAAAAAACACACAAATTTCATTTAGCGAAACTGCCGTTTGTCTTGTTTGCTATGCCCGGATCACTCAAAGTATTGCGTGATCAAGGTTACAAGACTTTTTCCCCTTACATCAACGAAGCATATGATCTTATTAAAAACGATGAAGATCGAGCAGTTGCTATAGTTGATGAGATAGAAAGACTGACCCATTTATCAGATGAGATTTGGGTAGAGATGCAAGAGGCTCTTATTCCTATACTTGAATTCAACTTTAATCTTCTTGTAAATACTGATCGATGTTCCCAGCATCGTTTTTTTGTAAGTTAATTTACCCTTTTTACCCATAAAGGCTTGCTATATGCGTAGTTATTGCGTATAATAGCATATTATTAAAAGATAAATAAGAGACTTAAATGAAATACGCCCTTATAGACACAATGAACACGTTCTTTCGTGCCAAGCATGTTGCATCACGTAATGCTGATACATGGGAAAAAATAGGTATGGCTTTACATCTAACATTAGGTTCTGTTAATCAAGCAGTTCGTAACTACGGTGTAGATCATGTAGTCTTTTGTTTAGAAGGCCGTTCATGGCGTAAAGAGTTTTATACTCCATACAAAGCGAATCGTAAGGTCAAAGAGCAAGACATGACTGAAGCAGAAGTCGAAGAGAGTAAAATGTTCTGGGAGACTTATCAAGCATTACTTACTTATTTACAAGAAAAAACTAACGTTACAGTTCTACGTGACCCTAATGCTGAGGCTGATGACTGCATAGCACGTTTTGCCGCACTACACCCTGATGATGAGCATATCATTATCTCAACTGACACTGACTATCTACAATTGTTATCAGAGTCTGTTCACATGTACAACGGTGTAAACAAGCAATTAATTACGATTGACGGTTACTTTGATGACAGAGGGCGTCCAGTCATTGACAAGAAGACGATGGAACACAAAACATTAGAAGACCCTCAGTATCTATTGTTTGAGAAGTGTATGCGTGGTGACAGTTCAGATAATGTATTCTCTGCTTACCCTGGTGTACGTAAGAAAGGTTCTAAGAATAAGACAGGTCTTTTAGAAGCATACGAAGATAAAGACAAAGGTGGATTCAATTGGAACAACATCATGTTGCAACGTTGGACAGATCACAATGATGTAGAGCATAGAGTAAGAGATGATTACGAACGTAATCGCACGTTGATTGATCTAACTGCTCAACCAATTGCGTTTAGAAATGCAACTGACGAGTGTGTAAACGAAGGAGTATCTTCTAAAGGACTTGTACCGCAAGTCGGCGTACACTTTATGCGATTCTGTGGCAAATATGAACTTACTAGAATTAGTGACCAAGCTGATGTTTATGCTAAATGGTTGAACACGCCATACAAAGGTAATTTATTAAATGACTAACAACAACGACAACGGAGAAAAGATGATTATAGATATTGAATTAACAGCCAAGCCAATTACAGACGGTGAGTTTTGGATTTTAACTGACGGTGAACGAAAAGTCGGCAATGTAAGTGCTAACAGCGTAGGAACCTTTCACGTTAATGTACAAAACGAGATGTTTGAATTTGAGTCTATTACCAATATTCAAAAGAAAACTAAAATCAAATTTGTTACACCAAAAGAATCTACTGCTATCATAGAGACTCCTTATCCGGAGTTCCCGCATACAGCAAGAACTTATAATTCTGTATATGATGTTAAGCGTGGGTTACATGTCTTTACAAAGACTAAGAAATCTAAATGCTTTCATGCCGCTGGGTACTTTGTAGTCGAACATAATGGCGTGGATCAAGTCATTTTTTGCCCAAAATATATCTTTATTCAACGCTATCCTTATAAGGGTCCGTACAAAACTAAGATCGAAGCAAAAAATGAGATAAATATATAAGCATATTATGTTAAACATAAAAGATTTTGTTAACAAGGTATCACTAACAGAGAGCAAAAGGTCTGAAACACTTGTTCTGCCTATTGGTCAAGCCAGAGGTTTACGAGACGATATAGTTATGTTGTTAGCAGATTTGCATGAATTGAAAAAGAGGAAAGAGAATGAAGAAACAATCGATGTACAGGTTAAAGGCGGTTCTTTTAAGTGAGTAGAAACCAACCATCTATCATCTTAGAATATGTAGATAAAGTAACATATAAGTGTGACCAAATTATTGAAGCATCTGGTATTTGGGCCGTCTATTATGACGATCAACCCATCAATCTAAAATCTTCACATTACTTGACAAGTGATGCCGCACCGAAGTATAAAAAGACAAGTTTCTCTAATCCAGGTCATGCAAGAAATTTATGTCGCAAATTAAATGCTCAATTCAAAACTGATAAGTTTACAGTAGTATTCTTAACTGCCGGACGTACAGTGTATCCGGATGAAATTTCCTAAAACTAAACAAGAGATCACTCAGGCAATCCTCGATTCAGTGCCTCCAGGGATAGGACCTATACCCAGGGGCATGCCAATTGGTGACGCCATATTTAAAATGTGGTTGACTGGTAGAGGTGGACAAGGATTAAGACTTAGTGATGATGGCTTATTATTATTTGAATTAGCAAAACTTGAATATTATGACTTTGAATTAGGGCTAAATCCTAAGACAATGCATCAACGTAGAGTCATTGCTCCAGAAGCCTTTGTACAAGAAATAATCAAAAAGATTCAATGCCCATATTACCTTGGTGTCCATAAGATAAGGGGTAAGAAGGGCGATCCCTTTATTCGGGTATATGATCATAAAACTGCAATGATGATTACTTTACACGGAAATTTAAGAGAATACTTAGACTCACAAAAGTTAAATTAATTGGTACGCCAAAGTATGACGTTTAGAGCATAATGCTTTGAGCGAAACGATATGATTTTTATGCCATGGTATGACAAAGTATGACATTTTATAAGTGTATGACCTTAACACATGACTACTATGCACATAGGTTATACCATTTGTACAAATAATAACATTTTGTAATGAAGGCATAAATAGTCATTGTAGGAGGGTCCTACATAGTAGTATTTTTTACGTATTCCGAAAATCCATTTTCAGGTGCATTTAAATACAACCTTGCAATACACACACGGAGACAACATTGAAAACATTCTTTAGCATGAAGCAATACTGTCCGAATTGTGATACCTTTGGGGAAGTCGTGTTATTCGTAACAAGCGGCTGGATCATGGTTCACTCTATCGGTCAACTTGTAAGTTAGTAATAACGACAGTTCCTCAGAGAAGACTCAAACCTAAAATACCCGAAATTTAACGATTCCGGGTATTTTTTTGTTGACATTGGGTACGTTTGGTAGTATAATGTATTATACATTGACACTGACAGGTACACATTATGACAAATATTAAGAGTATTCCCCTACTTGCAATAGTCTCACTCATCACAGCATGTGGTGGCGGCGGTAGCGGTGGTACAGATGTCGCTGGCGCACTTATTACAGCAGGTGGAACTACTGGGGGAGGAAACAGTGGCAACACTACTACACCAACAGTATCATTATCAGCAAGTACTTATGAGATCGTAGCAGGAGATAAGACTACTTTAACTTGGTCTAGTAGTGATGCATCTTCATGCACTGCATCTGGTTCATGGTCTGGTAGCAAGTCACTTAGTGGCAGTGAGAGCATCACATTAGATAGTTACGGAGACTTTACGTTCTCTATTGACTGTTCAGGTGCTACAGCCAGTATTGATGTCAGTGTATCAGACGAAGATGCTGAAGGGTCATGTCAAAATCCGCATAGTGCAAAAATCAAACAATCTTATATCGGTAACTATGATCTACCTATACCACAGAATTCGTTTGGAGATGATCATATTAAATCAATCGGCTTCAAAGATTATGGGGTTGAGTGGATATATAATAATTACAAAAATCGCGGTGAAAGTTGGGTATCCGATTGCACCCAAGAAGAATATGTCAAGTTAATGTATCGAACAACATTGCGCCAACTAAAAGAACACGGGGTAGAAACTGCATGGGTATATAATTTTGGTTATTGGCAAGATCATCAAGCAGAAACATGGGAAATTAATCACAGTCGTAAGCATGTAAGTGATTGGCAAATAGAATATATTGCAGAAACCGCACAAGATTTGGGTATGAACATGCATTATGCTTGGCAGTTTTTAGCACTAGATGATGAAAATAATATGTTATTTCCGTTTGATGGCATGGTATATGTTGACATGTCTTTATTAAAAAGAATTATAGACTCACATGAAAAACATATCTTATGGGAAGCAGATAGACTTCAATCATTGGGGGTAACCTCTATGTCAGCAGACTGGAATGCTATGTGGGTATGTTTCTGTGGCCTCGAGGATGAAGCAAGTTCTAATGAACGTGATGAACTTAAGAATTATTATATGGAAAGACTAGCATCAATTATTTCTCAAATCAAAGGCAGATTTGACGGTGAGGTCTACGTAGGTGAAGGTATCATATGGAATGACTCACGTGTATTCGATCAAGTCGATGGTATTATTGGTAGTTTGCCCAACTTAATATCTGACGATGAAGTTGCAGGAGCAACTGTTGATTTGATAGAAGAACGAGTAGCAGAGTATGTTACCGCACTCTATGATAACTGGACATGTAACACACAACAGCCATGTTGGGAGTACACTACATATCAGTTGCCTAAAGTTATCTGGAATATGTTTGCTCAAAGTCATGCAAACTTTTTAAGTACAGGTTGGGTCGAAGACGGCTTCTGTACGCAAGGTACATATAAAGATGTATATTATGATGACTGTATGCAGTACTCAGTTCCAACTGACTTCTCTGCACAAGCAATTTTTATAGAAGGTATGCTACGAGCAATAGACAAACAACCCTGGTTTGAAACAAAAGGAACCACAGCAAGTACGGCTTACTGGTTATCAGATACACTTATTCCTGCTGAGAATCAATATGGTTCAGACTGTGGCTTAAACTTTGGATCATGTGGACGAGAGGGCTTCCCGAATATCTCACAGTCAGTAAGGGGTAAGCCAGCAGAAAAGATAATTAAGGCTTGGTATACAGGACAATATGAGCAATACAATCCGGAGTATGAATAATGAGTGTATGGAATGAAGGGCGATATGCGGGCAATATTAAATGGGTATCCCAACTGATATATAACGGGGGAGTAGAAGAATTAGAAACTTGGTTAGAACAGCAAGATCAAAATGTCAAAGACGATATTAGTCTGTTACTTCAGCAATTAACAGCACATATCAAGGTTAAATGTGATCAAACACTGTCTGAGGCAGAATATACAGCACCAAAATTAGTAGTTGGTCAGGTTTTACCGACGAAGAATACGATATTAACCATCGTAAAGTGATACCTAAAGTGATATCTGACAAAAATAAATGAAAATAAGTGCGAAAAAGGTTGACATTGGGTACCCAAACCTGTTATAATATACTTATATTATGACAACAAAGAGAGACAATATGTACTATATAATCGACAACACTACCCAAGCAATCCACAGAGAGCCTTCAAAAGGTTCTTATGCGGGTACTCTGTATAAGACAGCAGGTGCCGCTAAAGCAGGTATCACTAGAACTGTTAAGCACTACCAAAAAGCATACGAGCAAGTTGCTGAATGCGTTGCTAATGGTGAATCAGAGTACATGGCTAACATGTACAACGACTACCGTGACGCTACTGAGGCACATTTTGGTAGAGTTCACAAACAGTTTGCATCATCTTATACGATTGTTGCTTTTGCAGATTATATAGAACCAATGATTACTAAGACTGGCATGTGTCCAGGTACTGGTAAAGAAATCACAGTTACTGAAGGTATCAATCAACCACATTACATGTCACCTCTTTCTGAATCTTATTGGAGTGCTTAAGGTATGAGAACTATGCGTAGAAATCAAATTGAATACTCAGCCAACGATGTTTGGGCGGCTTCTGCAAAAGCATACTTGATGAATGGTAAGACCTACATCAAAGTAAATGAGAAGACTGATGAAGTCACTCCAAACCGAGATATTATGAAGCAGTTGCTAGAAGACAACCTCAAGGGTGTCGATGCTACTACTAAGAACCTCGGCGCTCAAGTTCGTCAACACTACAAAGCCCTCACATTTAAAGTGCTGAACGGTGCATGGATGTCTGACTTTGATAAGGTGGCTATGGCTCTTGCAGACAAAGATATAATTACCAGCCTCATGGATTTTGGTATGATCGCAAGTTTGCCAAAGTCATATGAACGTGCTATTGCAAAGAAAGGTCAAGAGAATGTTATTGCCCAAGAGTCTAAGGCTTCTACCCATATTGGTAAAGTCAAAGAGAGACTTGAAATGGACGTTACTGTTCTTAGAACTTTTCTATCTCACAATTATAATTGCTACTTTATCACTGCTAAGACCAGCACTGGTTCGGTAGTCTTTTTTGCTTCTTCTACTATACATCCAAAAGTAGGGACTGAACTTAAAATTAAAGGTACCGTCAAGGGTCATCGCACAGATGATGCTGGACTAGACACTACCCAGTTGAATCGTGTAAAAGTAACGGAGGAAAAATGAAAAATTTAGCAATAGGTTTTGTCATAGGATATTTGGTTTGTACCTTTATCTATGGTGGAGCAGGCGCTGTCGGAGGGTTAGTCGAACAATCGTTCACTCAAGTCTCTATATGGTGGAGCCAAGCAGTTGATATGTTTAATAATTATGAACCAAAAGGTTGACATTAAACTTGATTGGCTGTATAATAATAGCATATTAAGGAGACACATATGAGTGCAAGTTGGATACATAAATTAAACGATAGCAATTCAAAATTGCACAAGCAAGACGTTTTAAAACAAGCATTAGAGGCGGCTACATTAGGTAGCGAAAACGCTGATATATTTTTAAAACTTGCTGGCATGTGCTACAATCCTTATGTCACATTTGGTGTCAGAAAGGTCCTAGGGTCAACTCCGTCTTCACTAGTAACTGCTATTGGTGACGAGAATCCTTGGCAAGACTTTGTTGCATTATTAGATGCACTTAAAGAACGCAAGTTAACTGGCAATGCGGCGCTAGATGCAGTCGAAACAATGTCAAATAGATTTTCTACAGACGAATGGGACAACTTTTGTGCTCCTGTCATTCGCAGAGATTTACGAGCAGGCTTTTCAGTTGCTACAATTAACAAAGTATGTAAGGGTACAGACTACGAAGTACCAGTCTTTAAATGTCAACTTGCTACTAACTCAGAGGGTAGACCTGAAATGTCAGGCACCAAGAGACTTGAGCCTAAATTAGATGGCGTCAGAGTTCTAATGGTAGTATCGTTTGAGCAAGGCTTTTATGATCATCCTGAACCTGTCGCAACTTGCTACAGTCGTAATGGTAAAGTCTTTGAGAACTTTACTCACATCGAAGACCAAGTAACCAACAATGTCCAAAGCATTATTGCTTTACTAGGCAATAAGATTGGTAATTGCTCTAAAGGATTTGTATTCGATGGCGAAGTTGTTGGAGCATCATTCAACGAGTTAATGAAACAAGCACGTAGAAAAACTAATGCTAAATCAGATGACACAGTATTTCATGTATTTGATGTTATGCCATTAGCAGACTTTCAACGTGGCCATTGTAATGCACAATTCAGAAAACGTGTTACAGCAATGAACAACTTAAAACCTCTCTTAGAGAATCTCAGTTCAGTAGAAACTATGTCTCACATTCTAGTTGACCTAGACACACCTGAAGGAGTAAAAGAATTTAGAACATATGCCAACGACATGGTTGAAGCAGGGTTCGAAGGCATAATGATCAAAGAGTTAGAAGCACCATATGAGTGTAAACGAAATCTCTTCTGGATGAAATGGAAGCCTACTATTACTGTTGACTTAGAAGTTATAGAACTTGAAGAAGGGACAGGCAGAAATGAGGGTAGATTAGGGGCATTAGTTTGTGAAGGCACAGACGATGGTAAACTAATCAAAGTAAATGTAGGGTCAGGATTTTCTGACAGCGACAGAGATTCATACTGGGAAGCAAAAGACGAAGTAATTGGTCAGACTGCTGAAGTAATGTGTGATGTCATTAGTCAAAACCAAGATGGCACATATAGTCTACGATTCCCAAGATTCGTAAGATTCAGAGATGACAAATAAGGATAAAATATGAAAATTGAAATAGGTAAAGAATACGCAATAACTAACAAGTACAAAAAAAGTTATGTGGAAACCGAGTATCTCAAAAACTATAATGATGATAGTGGAGATATAATCTCAGTTCAAACAGGCTGGAGGAGTGGTACTTGGACAGTAACTCCGCAAGAGGAACATGAAGTTGAAATGTTAGTCGAAGCAATGACTGACGAATTTGATGATGAATTGTGTATGAATGATTTTGAAGAAGCTGAAATGGATTCATCATGGGATGGTTGCTGGGACGATTGGGACTGGACAGGATATAAATCTAAAACTGGTGAAGCCTTAGAAGAATTCAAAGAGGAAGTCCAAGACGAAGGTGTGAGTTATCTATTAGATAACGGTTGGGACTCTTACGAGTGCGAATGCTACTTTCAAGGACAAGTATTAATAGAAGAAGTTACTAGCAGATTGCCTGATCTATCAATTATTGAAGACGCAGTTGAAGAACTACGCCAAGAGATCGAAGGCAAATAAGGGCTTGACTTATAGGACAAAAAAGAGTATAATAGTTTATACTTTAATTTAGGAGAAAAATATGGTAATAGATAAAGAATTAGTTGAAGACATTATGACATTGGCAGATGTGCTTGAAGCACAGCCAGGTGACGATGACTTTATAGATAGTGACAACGGACAATGCTGTTGCTTAGAATATAACTGCAAAGACGCATACATCCACTGGACATCAGGATTCTAATATGGCTAAGGTTGTAACTTGTATAAAAAGTGAATGGCATCAAGTCGAAAGACAATATGGTATTGAGGTCGACCTTGCTTATGTTAGAAACTTGTTTTTAGAACACGGAGAAACAGAAGAAGGATGCCAAGCAATCTTTGACAAGTTAGTCTCTGGTGAAATGGATGGCGGAGACTTAGAAGATTATGGATATGAAACATATCCTGATTTTTACGGTATGGATTGGGACTGGTTAGATAAAGATGACTGGTGGACAGATCGCAAAGGTGGGTATGATGTTACCTATACACAAGAAGTGATAGAAGAAGAGCCAAGTACACCTAGCGATGAGGCAAAGGTTGATAAGAGGACTGAATCAGAAAAATCACAAGATGACTTAGAGCCAATTTCAACAAACGCAGAGTTTGTAAAAACTGTCAACGAGGCTAAAGAAGCCTTTAAAGGATGGGCGGATGAGTAAATGGTCTGAACCAAATAACCTTCCGAACATACCAGATGGGTTAGTAGGTTCCAGACATACCTTTCCAGATGGTGACTCTATTATGATCTTTGAGATCAAACTCAGAGACAGACTAATAGAAGGGGCAGGCATAGAAGGAATAACACCCTTTATCACTTATGAGATTCAACAGGGACCTGGTATCCCTAGACGATTAACAATGTCTTACAATGACTTTCTCGGAGCGTATGGGCATCTATTCCCGTTGATGTCCGGGAGACACGAATAGTACTTTTTAGCCATGAATCGTGCTAAATACTATTACGACAACAAAAAGGAAACCAATTACGGTATGTTTTTAGCCTATCTAACGTTAATAACAGCACTCACTATTAGTGGAGTTGCTATTTTTTATTCGGTCTCAGGTTTAGCCGCAATCTTCTCAGCGGCAGTCATTCCAATTATTATTATGGGCGGCGTGCTAGAAGTTAGCAAACTTGTTACAGCAGTTTGGTTGCACAGATATTGGCGAATTGCTACTTGGTGGTTAAAAGCATATTTAAGTATAGCCGTTCTTGTATTAATGCTTATCACTTCTATCGGTATCTTTGGATTCTTATCTAAAGCACACGATACTGCATCAGGCAATGCTACTGAAGCCATTGCTACCGTACAACGTATTGATGGACAGATTGCGAGAGAAGAAAACAGAATTGTTATTCTCCAAGAAAGAATTGATGCGATATCTTCTGGATCTGGGATAGATGCTAGTTCAAGTATAGAACAACTAGAACGAAGAATAGCAGGAGCATCAGAAGAGGTAGCAGGTGATATTGCATATGCAGAAGGACAAATAACTAGATTAAATAATCAAATTGATGCTTTAGACAAAGCAGTAAATGACTTGAGAATTAAAGGTGTTGAGGTTATTGAAACAGATGCCGGTGGTACCTTCAGAAGGGCTGAGACAGAAACTATAGACTATGTAGCACAGGCAGATGCATTATACGAGCAACAAACAAGACAACGTGCCGGCATTGATGAAGATATCGATGCCCTAAAAGAAGAGGTCCGTTCTTATAGACAACGATCAGACAATACAAAGGCTGAAGCCTCAGCAGAGATCAGACGTTTACGAGAACGAAGCAGTTCATCACAGGACGATGATTTTGCTCAATCAGATGAATGGGGTACTCAGATAGATAACATCTACCTCGAGATCGATACTCTTAAAGATGAGAAGTTTGAGTCTGAACAAGCAGTTAGATTGGTTGAGAGTGAAGTAGGGCCTATTAGGTACATTGCTGAGTTCTTTACGCAGACCGAAGATGCAGATGCAAGTCTATTAGAGACAGCCGTATCTTGGTTAATTATGGTCATTATCTTTGTGTTTGATCCACTAGCAGTTCTATTGCTTATAGCTAGTCAATACACATTTGAACACCGTAACAAAATTGGAAAAGGAGATCCAGATGGGAGTACAGACAGTGAATCCGACGGAGATGATCTTAGATCAATACCAGACTCCGCAACAGAGAGTGGGCCGATTGATATCTACTCAGACAATACACAAACTAGTGGAACAAGGGGAAGCGATAAAGACGATATATTACCTCTACAACCAACAGGGACAGCTAGTGAATTCTATGACAAGGACCGTCGATCTAATAGCATAGACAGATTTGAAGATGTAGGCTTTGCATTAGATATGTCTGCATTAGAACCGAGTATCGAAGAAGCAAGAGCCGCGATTCAGCATTGGGAAGATCAACAGAAATTACTTGTTGATGCTGAAGAAGAAGTCTCGGTTGAAAACGATCAGGTGGTTGAGCCTGTACCCGAGCCTATCATCGAAGAAGTTGCAGTAGAAAAAGATATACAAGTTGCTGATGACGAAGCTCCTAGAGTTTCACAAGGTTTCACGTATACAAAACTAGAAGATAGTGAATACTTGCTTGATCCTCAGGGAAAGTCGATTCATCTAAATGCACTTCAATCAGCACACCCTGAATTCTTCTTAAAAGACGATACTACTGGTAGACTAGCATCAACTAGTTTCGGAACCTCGTTTCCTTTTATTGCAATAAAGGGAGATATCTTTGTCAGAGTCGATCAGATGCCTAATCGTATCTATAAGTTTGAAGGCAAACACTGGATCGAAATTGATAAAGCAACTACAGATTCATACACATTCGATGAAGAATATATCAAGTATATTATTGCTCAGATTAAGTCCGGGGAATATGACATTGATTTACTTTCTGAATCCGAACGTCATCAAGTAGAGATTTATCTTACTCAAAACACTGATTAGTTTACCCAAAAGTATTGTAGTATACCTCTAAATTCGTTATAATACACATAAGTTAATTAAATAATACCCAAGTTAGGAGGGTAAAATATGAAAAATGTAACGAGTATAACACTATTATCGGTATTGATTATGACCACAACGGGTTGTTCAATGTTCGGTGGAAAAGCAAACGATGTTGACGTTCAAAAAACAACAGCAGTAACCAAACAAAAACTCAGCACCTACTTTGAAGACGATGGTATCAGAGTCAACTGGGAATGTATTGATAGAGATTGGTTCCCGTCATTAGGATTGAAATGTGAAGAAAACATAATCGAATCTATCGAAGCAACAATTACAGTACCAGCAAACGGTGGTAGTAACTTTAACGGTGCATCAGCAAATCAAGTTGGCCAACTAGAATCAATGGCGATGATTACTAGATTCATCAGTGAAGAAATTACAACTGAAAGGGTTGTAACTCTAATGGCTCAAAATGTTGAGAAAGCAGACGATACATATCGCAATCCAATATCGGGTACAGGGCAAAACAATGTAAATGCTCCGAGACTACCGGCAGTCGTTGGTATAACAAGCAGTGAGCCTCAAGCACCGAGAGACACTAGCAAACCAAACATGAACTTTGCTGTACGTTCTAATGTTAACGACACCGTGAGAGATTTAAACACAATAGTCAGAGGCAATGCACAAGCAATCATGCGAGGAACTACCTTTAAAGTCGATAAAAAAGATGATCAACTAATCCAGATTACAGCAATCTGGGAAAGAGAAATGGCAGATAACGTTCAAAACAAAATACAATCTTATTTTCAATAGGAGTCTTGTATGAGACTAGTTCTTGCTGTCTTACTTATTCTTACTTCTCCTCTCGCACTAGCAATACAAGTGCAGGGAGAAGGTTCTTCTTTCGAAGAAGCAAAACAATCAGCATTCAAAGTAGCAATCGATCAGGAAGTAGGTGTCATCCTAGACACCGAGAGACATCTTAAGAACGGTAAGATAGTTCATAATCAGATACTTTCATACAGTGCAGGCTATATCATTTCATCTAGCCTTATACATCATGTAATCATCAGAGACAGAAATCTACATCAAGTGACGTTTGATGTTACAGTTGCATCTAGCCTTTTAAAGGACTTTGTATTGAGTTCTAATCATAATACAAAATCTTTTAATATTGATGATATTAAAGCACAGACACAATCGAGCAAAGAAACTCATAAAGACGGTATGGATTTACTTGATAGTACTCTTAAGTTTTTTCCTAACAAAGCATTTAACATTGAGATGCATGATTTTTCTGTTATTGTAAATTATCATGACCCTCGGAAATTT